TTACATTTAACGTACAATCCGAGGAGCATCCATTTTTTGCTTAATTTTTAAGCATAATACCCATATGCTTGACAAGGATACTATTTTCTGTTATAATTAAGACAAGAACTTAAGGAAACTGTTAATGACTATATTATCTACTATTTTTGACTCTTTAGCCGCTGACAATTCCCGCCTGGCTAAAGAAGCAATCTTAACTGCAAATAAAAATAATAAAGATTTACAACGAGCAATCAAACTTGCTCTGGATCCGCTTATCAGTTTTTACATTCGTAAAATTCCAGAATATAAAGCAACCGGCAATGCAAAATTGTCGGATGCAATGAGTACTCTTGAGAATGAATTTGCTACACGCAACTTCACTGGTAATGCCGCAATTGAACTTTTAACTAGTATTTTGGAATCTTTAAATGAAGCAGATGCCAGTGTTATTGAAAAAATTATCAAGAAAGACCTTCGATGCGGGGTTTCAGAAGCAACAGCTAATAAAATCTGGCCTGGTCTTGTCTCGACCTATCCGGTTATGTTGGCTTCTGGATTCGACCAAAAGCTTGTCGACAAAATTAAATTCCCGGCATACTGTCAGTTAAAATTAGATGGAATGCGTTTTAACGCAATTGTAAAAAATGGAACTGTTGAATATCGTAGCCGCAACGGCAAAGAACTTACTATTCCAAGTAAGTTGTTTAGTGACGCATTTCTCAAGCTTACTAGTTATTATGATACCGCTATTGTTTTTGATGGCGAATTACTAGTAGTAGATCATGCAGGTAAACCGCTTGATCGCAAAACAGGCAATGGTATCCTTAGCAAAGCTGTTAAAGGTACAATGTCAGAAAAAGAAGCAGAATCAGTTCGTGTAACACTATGGGATGCGATTCCATATATTGACTTTAAAGCAGGTTGTTATGCTGTTCCTTATAATGATAGGTTTCAAGCAATTGTTAACAGAACTACACATCTAAAAACAACGAATCGCTCATTAGGTTCATTAATTGATTGCGTATGGACTAAAGAAGTAAATACACAACTTGAAGCACAAAATATATTTGAGAAGTTCTTAGCTGATGGGCAAGAAGGAACTATTCTTAAATCTAAGACAAACATCTGGGAAGATAAGCGCTCCAAAGAACAAATTAAATTCAAAGGTGAATTGGAATGTGATCTTGTTGTCGTAGGTTGGGAAGAAGGCACAGGTAAAAACAAAGGTCGCTTAGGCGCACTTGTATGTGAATCGTCTGACGGATTAATTCAAGTTAATGTTGGATCGGGTTATACTGACGAGCAACGCGAAGAATATAATAAATCTGTTATTGGTAAAATTGTAACCGTTAAATACAATGCAAGAATTAAAGATCGTGGCGAAAATGTTGAACGATTATTCTTGCCAATCTTTATTGAAATGCGCGAGGACAAAGATGCAGCAGATCCAATCGGAAAAATCAAATAATTTCATCATTACATTAATTGAAGATGGCGATGATTTAATATTGCCATTACCTGAACGATTACTTGAAGAAGCAGGTTGGAACGAAGGTGATATTTTAGATTGGTCTGACAATGGAAATGGTTCATGGACTTTAACAAAGATTACACCAGTAACACCCGAAGAAGAAGCTTGGAAAGAACTAGAACGTAAAAATAATATATAAAGAGAAAGACCTCTTTATGAACGCTAAAGTTTTTAGATTCCCCGATAGAAATAAAATAGTTGTTTATAAAATTCCGTTATATACGGATGAAGATATATTTCTTACTGTTTTAGCTGTTAATATCTTTAGTTCATTTCCGCATAAAATAACCGCAGCTAATTTAGAAGAATGTGATCCTGCTATTGTTATTGCCGCAATATCCCAAGCATGTACTACCGATATATTCTCAGATTCCGCAAAACAAACTTACCTCGATATTATTAAATCTGTTGAACGTCTTGAAAAATGAATATCTTTTATCTACATAATGATCCAAAAACGTGTGCTGAACTACACAACGATAAACACGTTGTAAAAATGATTCTCGAATATGCTCAATTACTTTCTACTGCTCACAGGTTTATTGACGGTGTCCCTAGTGTTGATAGGGGAACTAGGACTGGCAGACAACGAACCTCGTATATACTCTCTGATAGCCGCGATGCTGTGCTTTATCGGGCTACTCATATCAACCATCCTTCAGCAATTTGGGTAAGACATTCTTATGAAAATTATGAATGGTTGTATAAGTTATTCATTGCAGTATTAAACGAATATACCCATAGGTATGGTAGAATACATGCTACTGCTAGACTGATAGATGTATTATACACACCTCCAACGCATATTCCTAAAGGAGTGGGGTTTACAGAACCTACTCCTGCAATGCCCGACGAATATAAGATAACCGGGAATTCCGTCAGATCATATATAAATTATTATGTTGGTGCAAAAAAGCATCTAGCATCCTGGAAAAAAAGACAAACACCTGAATGGTTTACATATGCCTAGTTATACATTAAAATGCAATGAGTGTGATACAATGTTCGACGTACTCTGTCGATATGATGTAAGAGCCGAACAACAATGCCCATCCTGCAAATCAACAAATCACGAGAACCACATCACTAGTGCTCCGGTACTAGGAGACTCTGTACGTCTAGGAGTCACTAAACCCGATGGTGGTTTTAACGAAGTCTTGTCTAAGATACACTCTCAGAATTATAAGAGTAACTTGGCAGACAAACTAAGTAGACGGTAATGCTTCCAATAACTTTAACTCCACGGAGGAATGAATAGCCGAAAGTCTATTTGTCCTCCTTTTTTCTTTAAGAGGGCATACATGGCAAAGTCTAAAAATAATACTCAGTTACAGCCAGATCAACCGCAAATAACTTTAGCAAATAATCGCTTAAGGTTACGATTAGATGATATGAAAGTAATAGAGCCATTAACAGACAACCAGAAACTATTTTTTGACGCATACGAAGATTCCAGTATAATGCTACTTCATGGAGTAGCAGGAACAGGAAAAACTTTTATTGCCTTATATCATGCTTTAGAAGAAGTGCTTAATAAGACAAATCCTTATAAGCGGGTAATCATAGTTAGATCAGCAGTACCTAGCAGGGAAATTGGTCACTTACCAGGAGACGAAAAAGAAAAGACAGAAGTTTATACTGAACCCTATGTCGAAGTTTGTCAAGATCTTTTCGGAAGACATGACGCATATCAAAGATTAGAAGAACAAGGAGCAATTAAGTTTTTAATAACGTCGTTTGTCAGAGGTATTACTTTAGAAGATTCTATTATCATTGTAGATGAATGCCAAAATATGACAGACATGGAATTAAATTCCGTTATTACAAGAGTAGGTAATCGAAGCAAAATTGTATTTTGTGGAGACTTTAGGCAAACAGATTTATACAGAAAAACAGACATGTCTGGACTCAAAAAGTTCATGGCAATCGCCGATATGATGCCCTCATTTAAAACATTCGAATTCGGCGTGGATGATATCGTTAGATCTGCTATTGTAAAAGAGTATATTTTAGCAAGATTAGATTACGAAACAAGGTATTGTACTTAATATAAATATAAGAGCCGGACTAATAATTCGGCTCTTTTCAAAGGTAAATATGAAAAAAATATTAATTTCTATTGTATTATCTCTATTCGGATTAACCGCATCTGCGCAACATTATTCGACTTATGGTGGAGTATTTTATCAAGGACATAACAATCATAATAGAGGATGGATTGTTCCTGTTATTATTGGCGGTGTTATTGGATACGAGCTAAATAGATCTCGGGCAAACACTGTTATTGTTCAACAACCAAATGTAATTGTAACACAACAGATGGAATGTACTCCTTGGAAAGAAATACAACAATACGATGGCACAGTAACAAGAGAAAGAACGTGCTATCAAAAATAAAGGATAAAAATGGCTGACGGATTTGATTTCAATTTTACAGAAGAACAAGTGCATCATTTATTACCTCGAGTAAAAAATGTTGCTGAATGGTATGATGCAATGGTTGAAACATTGCCGCAATATGGTATTAACGATATTGCTCGGGTATCGGCATTTATCGCACAATGTGCGCACGAGTCCGGTGGGTTTACTCTTATGCAAGAGAACCTGAACTATAGTGCAGATGGTCTTCAAAAAATCTTTGGTAAGTATTTTCCTAATCCTCAAATTGCCGCGCAATATGCAAGACAACCTGAAAAGATTGCTAACAGAGTGTACGCAAACAGGATGAGCAATGGAGATGAAGCAAGCGGCGACGGTTGGAAGTTTAGAGGCCGTGGTCTTATTCAATTGACAGGTAAACACAATTATACAAAATGCTCCGAAGCATTTTTTGACGATCATACATTATTAGAACAACCCGACATTTTAGTTCAACCATACTATGCTTTAAATTCAGCATGTTGGTTCTGGAATGCAAATAAATTAAATGAACTTGCAGATGCGCAAGACATTAAGATGATGACAAAGAAAATTAATGGTGGATTCATTGGTCTTGAAGATCGAATTAAACACTATAATCACGCAGTAGATATTTTACAAGGATAAAAAAAATGGTAATGGTTGAAACTTTAACTGATGAGCAAATTCAAAGTTGTTTATCTGAAGGTATTAATTTAGAAATATTTAAAAGACAAGCTATTGCTTGTCAAAAATTAATGCCAGCTTTTTACGATGGAAAAGACAAATATGTAATTTCCGATGTGCAAACTGCAATTAATTACTGTATGGAAATAAAAGATACATTTACCTCAGAAGAGCATACGCCAGAGAGGGATACAGAGTTTTACGCAAATTATAACCCTGTACTTCAAGCAGGTATAAAACTTAATGAATTGTTAATGGCAGACTAAATTATGATATTTAATCATGTGAATGTGAATAAATTTGAGACTTTGGAACAAATTACAAGAGAAGACGGTGTAAGATTTTATAAGACTCCTAGTGGTAATAGGTATCCTTCTATTACTACTATTCTCGGTGCTCAAAGTAAACAAGCCATACAAGAATGGCGCAAAAAAATAGGTGAGGAAGCAGCTAATAAAATTTCTAAGGCTGCTACAACACGAGGAACTAAGTTACACTCGTAT